CATTCTCCGGAGGCGGGCCTGGACCGCCTGGATGCCAAGAGATACGGCTTTCATGGCGGGCTCGGTCGGGATCCCGTGAGCCTCTAGGGTGGCCCGGTCCTCCGCGTCATGGTCCGCGACGCTGGCATAGATGTCCTCCCCAAGGGAGAGCTCGTTGATCAGCGAGGCGTGGTCGTTGCCGTACGGGTCCCCGCCAACGATCCGGTGGCTCATGTAAATTTCCCGGTAGAGGTAGAGGCGGCGGTCCTCATCCATGGCCCACCACTGGCAGACGAACGGGTTGGTGTACCCGAAATCGATCGCCCGGATGCGGATCCAATCAGGCGGGATCGGGAACGATGGGATCACATGGACAGCCCGATCGAACTCTTCATAGACCGCTCCCTCCGAGGCTGCCCATTTGCCGTGGCGGAGCCGGAGTTTTCGGACGCCCGTGAGTGCATCGAGCACGGCCAGGGTGCGCTTGCCTTGCTCGGTAATCTCGTGGGTGACCTGGTTGAAGAGGGTCGGGTTGTCTTCATGCCGGCTCTCTATGAATTTGAGGCGCCCTGTCGCGGTCCTTGCACGAATCCAGTGCGTGGGAAAAGAGGGGTTACAGTCCGCCAGCATCTGGGCATAGGGCATGTTGCCCGCCCGACCGGTGGTCCTGGTGCTGATAATTTCCCAGTCGTTGAGGGTAAGCTCCTCCGCCTGGTTGACGTACACGACATCCCATTCGGACGAGAGGACCTTGTCGGGGGAGTCCATGCCGCCCAGGAAGATGCGGCTGCCGTTGGGGTAGAGGTAGCCCTCGACGTGTTCCCCGCCGAGCTTGACGACCGGGGTCTTGCTCTGGTCGAATGTCCCCGCGCCGTTATTCGCTGCGGGATTCCAAGCCCCGAGGACCTTGCGCTCGAAGGTGAGAAGGACCGAGGTCTTCAGGCTTTTATAGGTCTTCCGGACGATGATGGCCTGGGATCCCGGGTATTTCCACATGAACGCGTCGAGCTTCTCGAGCGCGGTCCTGGTCTTGCCGGTCTCTGCAGGGCCGCTGATGATGACCTCGGGAGCCTTGCATTTCCAGAGCTTGAGACCGCCGCCATACGGCTGAAAGCCGGCCTGGGCACCTTCCGGGAGTTCGACGACCATCCAAGGGGACGGAGCGGGGGCTGCCATGCTCATAGGTCCTCCATGCTGACGGCCCGCAGAACCTTGACCGCGATCGGTTTGCCATCTGGTCCTCCAATCGTAGCCTCGATCCTGTCCTTCCAGTTATCCGGATCGCGGTTCAGGAGCCAGAGTTTCATTGCGCCAACGTCAGAGATGATATCCTTCTCGGTGACCTCTTTCCGCAGCGTGCCGTCTGGGTTCTGGGTGACCTTCTTCTCCGTTATCTTGAACCCGATCGCCCTGGTATAGAGGGCCTTGACCACGCGGGCATTCGCGATCTTCTTGCCCTGCTTAACCGAGCTTAGGAACTCCGGGTGCTTTTTGCCCCATTCGTGGAGGGTCCTGCTGGAAATCGTAAGCTCAGCCGCGATCTCAATGTTGGTCTTGCCCAGGACCGCGAGAACCCATGCCTGGAGCGGGTGGGAATCCGGGTCGTATTTCGTCGGAGCGCCGGGCTTCTTCTTTATCTTCTCCTTTTTATTTTCCTGCTTTGATGCACGTTTCTTCATGCGGTGAGTTTCCTCGCGGTTTTCCCGGTGAACTTCTCCCATCGATCGATGATGCCCTGGCAGTAATGCGGGCCCAGCTCGCTCGTGCAGCAGACCCGGCCGGTCTGCTCGCATGCCATGAGGGTTGACCCAAGGCCCCCGAACGGGTCGAGGACCACGTTGCCCTTAATCGAGGAATTCTTCACGGCCCTGGCTACGAGCTCGATCGGTTTCATGGTCGGATGCTCTGCGTTCCTGGCAGGCTTCGGGACTTCCCAGACCGTGCTCTTGTCGCGGCCTCCGAACCAGCGGTGGGCCTTGCCGCCTTTCCATCCATAAAGGACCGGCTCGTGACCCTTGCAGCCTTCCAGGATGGGCTCGTGCTGCCAGTGGTAGTCCTGCCGGCCGAGAACGAACTGGTCCTTGACCCAGATGATGCACTGCTTCAGCTCGAAGCCGGCCTCCTTGAATGCCTGCCGGAACGCCAGGGTCTCGGAGTCAGAATGGCAGACGTATATGGGGGCCCCCGGCATGCAGGAGTCGAACATGCACCGGTACGCCTGCAGCAGGAACTTGTAAAATTCCGACTCGGTCATATGGTCGTTGGCAATTTTGAGGGCGTCCTTTGTCTTGCCGGTATAGTCCACATTATACGGGGGATCCGTGAAGACCAGGTGAGCCTCGCGACCGTCCAGGAGCTTCTGGAGGTCCTCGGGTTTCGTGGCGTCCCCGCACATGAGCCGGTGGGGGCCCAGCTGGTAGATGTCGCCATACTTGATGTCTGTTTCCCGGATGGTGGCGGGGTCGAAATCGTCTTCCTCGGTTTTCTCATCTTCCAGGTCATGGAGCATCTGGTCCAGGTCCCGCTGGCCAAACGCGATATCGCTTACCTGGAAAGCCGGGTCGTCGATCTTGATCTCTTCGATTTCCTGCATCGCTTTCAGGACGCCCTGTCCGCAGATGACCTGCAGGTTCTCATCGACAAGGACCGAGATCTTGACGTACTCGAATTTCTCCAGGGAGTGGGCGATATCGGGGATCGCCTTGGTCGTATCGTGGAGTTTCTTCTGGTAAGGGACCAGGGATGTGATGGGGACGTTCTTCAGTTCCTTCTTTTTCACAGCCAGCCCTCCGCACTGAGTACGCCAAGGTCCGGCCGGTCCACCAGGGCCAGTAATTGGGCAGGGTTCCATTCGAGCTCCATGATTTCGTGCTCGATGAGGCACTTCTTCTTCCGCAGCTCATCCAGCTGGTCATCGATGATGGCAGACCGTTCGTGCAGCTTGCGGATCCTGCGCTGGCCGATGCAGTCTGCGAGCGTGGGACCCTGCTGATTCATCCCCATAACCTCATTGAGGACCCGACAAGGACGACCAGGAGCGCAAGGGAGAGGAGCCCGGCAAAGACCTGGACGACCGCTATCTTTTCGAGTAATGAAAGCCGGCGCCAGGTGCTCGGGCGGGCAACCGTGCGGAGCCGGATGTTCTTCATGATGGGTTCTTCGGTGATTTCTGGTTTCATTGAGAGCCACGGGCCGGAGTTGAACCGGCATTTTACTGCACCCGGTTGACAGAGTGAGGTTAGGTGCAGGCATTCCCCGAATGCTTCAGCGGCGTTTTTTCTACATTCTTCTACGTTTCTGTCCCTTTCGGGTCCCTGCCTCGGGAGGATATTATTGGCAAAGATCAACTGTCTCTGGGGAGGAGTTGGAATGAAGATCGTACCTGTGTGTGGGTTGCAGAGATTTTTCCTATCGGGACGGTGCTTCCTCTTTCATACGGCAGGGTGATGCCCGGCTGTCGGTGCTGGAGGCCGACAAACGGGTGGTGTTTGAAGATCCCCGCAGGCAGCAGCGTGGTGGATGGATGTTGCTGCTGTTCTGCAGGGGAATTGGGCCCGGGCGGAACTGTGAACCGCAAGCGCTCCATGCGCTCTTTGCGTCATGCCGGGTTGAAGACCCAGACGATCGTCAAACGCAGGCCCTGGGGTGTTCATGAGCCGATACCGATCATTTTCAGCAGGCCCGGGAGAGCCTGGAGAAGCGGCGGGATGACGATGGCGCCTGCGGCCATTGCAGTTCCCGCGATCGCAGTGATCCTCTTGAGGGTTGCGGGGTCCTGGAGGAGACCGGGCAGGGTTTCCAGCGCAAGGGTTGCAGCTTCGGCCGCGTTTTTCTTTTTAAGGAGTCTGCCGGAGGCGATGCCGGATGACCAATAATGGCCTTCTGGGATCCAGAATTTCGGCACTGGGGGGATGTCCTTGCCTGATTCCACAAATTGATAGGAATAAAGGACCGCAGCTTGGTAACAGTGCCGTTCTCCTGAAGTTGAGAACATGCCCCCAATCCCATCAATTTTCTGGAAAAATCTTGCGATATTATCGTCGAGCTCGGCATCTCCGAAACCATGATCGGGATCTGTGGCGCATGGTCCCCAAAGGTGTGGGCACTGACGGACAAATCGCATCTCGACATTATACCCATCGGGTTCCACCCAGTAGTCCACACCGCCGAATGTCTTGATCTCTCCGGGGTTAGCCACGGAGCCACCCCCGGAGCCAGTAGCGGGCCCGGTCGTATAAGAGGCGGGCGTTGTGGACGATACCGAGATTGCGGATACGTCCGAGGTGGTAGGGGAGGCAGGCCACGCTGTCACCCCTGCTTCACGAAAGGGGTGTAATTCGCCTCGATCCCGGCCTTGCCGATGGGGGTGGGTTTCCCATCCATCACGATAAGCCCGCTGCCGTCCGGGAGGATGAGGATATCAACCGGGGCGGGGTTCTTGGGCTGGTAGAGTACCATGGCGGGTCAGTCCTCGGTCGGGAGGTCGTATGGCGGGAGGCTCGATGAGAAGATCTCGAACTCGAACTCCCTGGTGACTCCACCGGCTTCGGGCGAGAAGTCCCTGGGCGGGATGATCTGCGTGACCGAGTACCCTTCATAGGTGATTTCGGTCTCCATCGGGACGGTCATCTCCGATACCGTTACTTCATCCTTGTACCCGGTGATGGCCCGTTTCCCGTTGCAGTCAGGAGGTCCATAGACCGGGACCTTTGTTGTGGTCGTGGTCTGCACTTTCTTTGTCGCACCATCGACCGGGACGACAATGGTCATGTTCATCTGCGTGAGCGGGGCTATACGAGGAGCGACGCTGATCTTGACCTTGTGCTTGCCGAGAGCGGCATACTCCTTTTCACCGTAGACGTTTGCATTCGGCGCCTTGAACGTCCCGAGCCAGAACCCCGTCTTTCCGGTGTCGTTGGTCACGAAGGACATCGGCCGCGATGAGTGCGGGTCCTGCATCGTGTACCCATCGAAGTCGAGGTCGATGATAATGGTCTTCGCGGGGTTCTGTCCTGCGAATGCTCCGGTCATCTGGAGGCCATAGAGCATGTTCGTCAGCTGGAAGATATCCCGCCGGATCTTGATCAGGGGGGTGATGTCTCCCCCGGCGCCGGACAGTCCTGCTTTGAACAGTCCGACTGGAATTGCGATCTGTGGTTGTGTCATGACAAAACTCCTCCCCGGACGAGCCGTGGAGTGTTATGAAAAGAGTGTCATAGGCGGGCGGGGATAAACCTAAATTTTCCAGCAGGGTTTTTAGGAATTTGAGGAAATTGAGGTTTTTGAGGAATCCGGGGGAAGATGGACCTTGCAGCGCTTCCCACAATCCGGGCAGACCCCTGGGTGATGTTCGTTGCAGTCCGTGATGTGGAACACGCTTTTCGGTACCGGCCGGCTCCTCCTGTGCTGCATGCAGGCTGCAACCATGGTCTGCCGGTCGTCATCCCAGATGAACAGGTGAATCACGGTGCCGTGGGAGGTAGTCCCCCAGAACGGTTCTTTCTTTTCGCTCATGACAGACATCTCCTGAGATAGTATTCAGTTGCGGGAACCTCCTCTGTCCCGTTGCTTTTCAGGAGGAGATGGACTCGTTCGGGGTTCTTTGCGAAGGCTGCCTCCACCATGATCACAACTAGCTTATAGTTGGTGATCACCGGCGGATTGAGCGGGACGCTCTCTTCCTGATCGGTATCCGGCTCTGCAATTCTGCATTCCGGCTGCAACGTTGCATCATCGTTGCAGAAATGGAAGAGGGTCTTCATGATTCCTCCATGGCCTTGTCCGTTGCCAGCCGTCCGATGCATTCCAGGCAGAGACCGTCCGTCTCGGGCCGG